AAAATTCAACACATCCCCTTCCAGCTTCAGCAAAGTGCATATTAGATTTATATGTAAAATCTACACCAAATATAGATAGTTGACCGACTTTTGACCACAAAGCAAAGGCTATTGCATAAGCTATTGTATTATTAAAGTATGCGCTACCTGCGTAATTTACTATAGGTTCTAATGGGTAATGTTCAACAGCAGGTACTCTATCATCTAACTGACAAGAATAAATAGGATATTCTATCTTTGGTAAAATATCTCTCATCATAGAGGTCATATTACCAGCATCTTCTGTGTCAAGAAATCTACTCATTGGATCAAGGATAAATGCTCTGTCCACTTGTTTTAGGACTCCAATCATTGCATTTACTGCCCATACTTCATCAAACTTATGACTGTGAACCTGAGATAAATGAAAGTCTATCTGACTCTGACCCATTGCAACTAGGGCAATACTTTTACCTTCCAACTCTTCTATTGGTTTTTGAAGCATTAGCTTACTTGTTTTCTTAATGACCCTGATCTGTAATTATCTTTAGTATCTCTACCTTCACCTAATACTTTTAATCTTTCTATTGCTAAAGAAAATCTTTCTTTATAATTATTTAAAACATCAGCTTCACCTTTCATAAAAGTATAAGCTTCAACTAAACTACCATACAATAAACAATCTGACGCATTAGTTCCTAACCAAGTTGTACCATCACTAGATGTAGTAATAGATGTTGGTTTATATCTATAATGTAATTCAACTGTTAGGTTTGAACTTGGAGTAGGAGCAACAATAAAAGTTTCATTATCAAAGATAGAGTAATATTTAGGAGTACCTGTTGTACTACTTGATGGATAAGATTCTCTCATAAAAGTTACATCTTTAAATAACAAATATTCATAACCACTATCATCTATAGCCAATGAATATGGTGCTAAAAAATCAGTAGGCATTGTAAGGTATTGATTACTAGAGGTTAATTGACCTGTTACATTTTTTCTAAAATAAGGTAAATCAACTAATTTAAGAATAGCTTCTTCTGCTTCTAAAATAAATTCATCTAAATTATTTACAAAAGTGGTTTCAGTATTATTAGTATAATCTTGTATAGACTGTTTTAATGTTGTAAATGTCCATGCCATTAGCTTGTACTCACAGTTATTTTTCCTAATTTAGCGTTCATAGTTAACCCCATTGTACTTGAACCAAATTCAGTTACTCCACCACCTATTGGATTAAATGATGAATATCTTGTAGATGCCGATTCTCCAGTATCTGGTCTTGCATTATATAATGCTTGTGGATCAATTATATTTAAACGACCTAATTTAAGTTGTGGATTATCTTTATCAAAACAGTTATTACAAACTCTTAAACCATTTCTTACTGAGTTTTCTATCTCATAATATAAATTATTTAGTTTATATGTAAATCCACATCTATCACATATACCTAATGCTTTTGTTGCTTTTGCATAAGACATAATTAATTCATATAGCTAATATCAGGTACAAAACGAATTGAAGCTCGCTCTCTATCTGCATCGCTAACATCTCTCCAAAGCTCCTCATATCTTTGTTTTATCATAGGAACTTTTTGTAATGATTCTGGTGACTTACAAGCTATATTATAAGCTAAAGCATAAGTCAAACAAGGTAAATACCTTGCAGGTATATCAGGGTTATTACTAGCTACTGTTCCAATATCCTCAATCCTTTTTATATAATCATATACTAAGGTATAAGTTTCAGCATCATCTGGAGTTGCCCATAAAACAATAGCATTAGTTCCAGTATTTTTATCTACATAAAACTGAGTAGGTTTAGATTTTGTTAATTTTGTAGCTTGATGATTATATTGTGTTCTAGATATTCTCTCTAATCGTTGATCGAATTGTTTACTGGTATCTCCAGAATTGGTTCTAATAAAAGCATCTACAATATCTAAAGCTGATGATTCTAAATTGTAAGAGCTAGTACCAGAAGTAAGTGTTGCTGATGCTTGATTTATAGTCCAAAGATTTAATCCTTTATTTTGCCACTCAAGAAAGACTAAATTTAAAGCTCTTTTAGCACCACGATAATCATAGCCTGTGCGTAACTCTAACCCACAAAGATCATAGGCTTCTTCCATAATATCGCCTATATCTAAAGTAAATGCTGTTGTTCCACTAGTAGCCATTTATTTTTCTCTTTTTTTAGAGAGATAGCCGCCACCAAACATAGTCTTAACATATTCTTTGTAAGATTGTGATTTGCTTTCACTTCCAACTTCAGTTGATCCACCTTTTCTGTAACTCTTGCTAAGAGGTGCTGTTTTTTTATATCTTGTGTTTTTGCCTAAACCTTTCACTATATTGCCCTCATATAAATAATAGAAATACTTATAGTACCCCACTAGGGCAGGGTACTATAAATATATACAATGACTAAAATTATTTCTTTTTAGCTTTTTTCTTAGCTACTTTCTTTTTAGTCTTTTTCTTAACTGGAGCTTTACCGCCAGCATAAGCTTCATTGACATCAGGTGTTGAAGGATCATCTGCTATATAATGCCCTTTAGCATTTTTAGCTCGATCACCATTCATCTCAGCACATTTGCGTTGCGCATCTTCGAGATCAGGATCAGGACCAAAAATAGGTCTATAGATACCATCTTCTCCTAAATGTAAAACTTTATATTGTGCTGGGAACTCACCAGTTTCAGAAATAACATAATTATTATTAGCCATACTCGTTCCTTAGTCTGAATAAACTTTAACCATTTCTAAGGTAATAGAATAAGTATCACCAGAGGAATGTCCTTTTGTAGTGAAAAGAATGTCACCTGTCTTGCCACTACCTGCATTATTTGGAAGTCCACCAAAATCTTTAAAGTCCATATGCCCATTACTGCTTTCTGCTAGTTCTGCTAAAAGAACATTAGCTGTAGCATCAAGAAACATTTGAACTGACATACCAACAATGGCATGACTAACCCGCATAACTCTAACTTCTGAGCAGGAAGTTCCTGCTGCGTTAGCTGCTAAAGCAGAAACATCTACTTTAGATACTGCGGATTCGCCAGTACCATCGCTGACATTAGTGAATTTCATAATACAGTTTCTTTCACCATCTTGGATGGTTTGTGAAGTTACTGCATCAGCCATTAGTTACCCCCTTACTCAAATGGAGTAGCTAGTGTACCATCACCATGAAGAAAAGCTTCACAATGCCATACTGCTGCTGTAGTTGCTTTTAAGCGGATTATTCCTCCGACAAGCCAGCCTTGCGCTGCCGTTCCCAGATCAATCGTATCATCATCGCTGGCATCAGGAATAAATGTATTCATGTCTGTTGCAGTAGCCGGATCAAAGATATGGGCAAAACCAGAATATAGATCATCTGTAGCTCCAGTATTAATTTGTCCCGCGCCCGTGAAGGTTGTGCCCACTATAAATGTATAGTTAAGACCAGCCGCCGCAGACGGTAGTGTTACCACAATTCCAGCAGCACGATTTAATGTAAACACCGCGCCAGATTGGGTAGTAGCCACTGTATAAGTAGCGTCTTCAATCGAGACAATATTATCGTAAGAAGACACATACCCTGTAGTAACTAAATTACCACTGGTATCAATATCAAGATTGGTGGTTACCGCTCCCGTTTTGGCTGTAACAGTAATCTGTTCAAAGCCGTTTTCGGACCTAACTGGTCCATTAAATGTTGAATTAGCCATAATTCCCTCCTAAGAGAATTGATCTATCGTCTTGGCAAATGTCCGCTAGGCCGGTCGATAGACTTAAATAATTATCCTAGACCCATTGGGAGTATAGCATCAAAAACATAAAACTAGAAAAAAAGTGCAAAACAAAAAAAGGGCCTTGCGGCCCTAGAGAGAAAGTTTTGGTTTAGAACCTACTAAGGGGATTAGTAGATGACGTTGTATTCTACAGATAACCCGCCTCTATGCAATTGCTCTCTGTACTTTTTAAGCATTTTTTTTGCTGCGTGCTGTACGGCCGGTGTCCAGATTAACTGTTCTGCAATCGACTTACCAAAGCGGCTATCTAAACCGTTGTAGCCTTGTCCGTCAATTTCAAAAGCACCGTCACACCTAGAAGCCAAGAATGATGCGCAAACTCTCATTGAATCTACAACTTTGTCATCAAACCCTTTAAGCTTTTTGTTGTGAAAGATCTTTTCTACTTCTTTAACCCCAACCGCTAAATCATTGATTGAAATGCTTTGATCTAACACTTGCACGTTATCAAGCGCTTTATCTAGCACTTTTTGCTTATCAACTAAAGCTTCAGCCATTCTGGCGTCTATAGATCCGTCAACAACCAAGTGCTGTACCAACACAGAGTCTTCTTGGCCAATCCTGTGGCATCGGTCTTCGGCTTGACTCATGTTACCTGGTACCCAATCAAGCTCAGCAAAAACCACATGGCTTG